ATATCGTTACACGTGAACATATTATTGTGATCTGGATTCACTTTATCATAAGACACATATTCACCCTTTACTTTATACTTATCGGATAGAGACTGGCTCAAAATAAGTTTTTCGTTAGGTACGTTACCTTCGAGAAGTTCCACAGCTCGCTGCCTCGCTAAAGCTTTGGGTGCGGTGGTGTCATTGCTCTCCAATATAACGTCGAGTAATTCTTTACTCACTTCACGTACGTGTGGTGTATTGTCGCGTCTAACCAATTGTATACCCTTAACATCGATATAATCCATATTCATGTTTCCATCTTTACCCTTTGTCCAAAGTTTCGCGGCGTACCGCTTTTTGCTGTACAGAAAATAAGGGCAGTAGACTTTCTCAAGCTCGAGGTTATTCGGAGCCTTGAATAGTTTTGTGCATTCAGCCGCAGCGCGCTCACCGAGTTCCCAGCTGTATTCAATAGCCTCTTTGCCAGTTCTACCTTGTACATCAAATTCAACCATCACCGAATCAGTGTCACCGTATCTAACCTTGGATCCCGGAAAGTGTTCCTCAACATAGTTTTTAGTGTCATCGATCATATTTCTACCTTTCATAGTAGTTGTCGATGCTATAGCTACACATGGGAGCATACCACGTGAAGCTCCGGTGAATCCATACACGGAATTCATAGAAATCTTATAAGCGAGCTGCTTACCATTGTACATCTGTTTTAACGCTCCGGTGGAGTTCGCCATATCTTTTTTGGCTTGCTTTCTGTACTGTTTGAGTTCTAAAAGGATACTCGGTAGAAGCGACGATACGTCTTGTGCGAAGATATGATTTCCAAACTGTTCATATGTGATACCAGGTATGTTCTTATAGTTATCATCCATGACCAGCGATGAGTAACATAAATTATGTGCTACCATAATTGATGGATATAGACCCTCAAAATCAAGGGCTGTAATGGGTGTATAATACGCACCGGATTGTGCTTCCAGTACAGTGGCACCTTCATAACCAGTGGTATCCGTATGTCCGTAGCTAAACGTAGGAACCTTAAATTCCAATTCACGCGCTTTTTTTGTGAGTTGGCTAAAGACCTTAATCTGTTGCCCGCGTTCAACGAGATAACTGATGGGAACCCACGTAGCTTTAGCCATCTCTAAAAGATTGATGAGTGTCGAAAGACGATCCAATAGACGGTGGGGGAGAACCGTATCCTTAATACAATACTCAGCGACTTGCTGTAACTTAAGAGGGTCTCCTTCACGAAAACGCGCAAACATTTCCTTCGGGGGCATGTCTATTTTATTATCTCCCAGATACAACTTCGATACGTTATCGAGTTTATACGAATCTAACTTATATTCACGTTTGACTTCATGGAAAAGATCAAAAATAAATCTTCCGGGCATTGGTAAGAGTTGAAGCTCGTTATCACCTAGCGCACTCGAAGAGAGTTTTTTATTCTTAATGTTACACTTATACCCATTAAGTTTGCTCATTTGAAAAAAGGACGGAGGACAGTTGTTTAACAGGGCGCGTTGAATGATATAGTTTAAATCAAAACCAAAGATGTTCCAACCCGTGATAATATCAATATCCTTTTCAACAAGATACTCACTGAATGCCATGAGCATATCGTTCTCGGTGTCGTAACTTTTGATAGTACAACCCTCTAGATTATCACCGGTTTGTTTAAAGCATAAACACGTTCTGTCATATACTTCAGTGGACCCAAACTTAACCAATGATATGGCAATCTGAAAACATGCATCATCTTTGATAAGAGGGTTTGGAAACTTACCCGTGGAACTGTAACACTCAATATCTAGTGACGCTACGACAAAGGGTGCAGCGTCGGTAACGTTCAACGGTTTCAATTTTTTCCAATTTCTACAGAACAAGTCAATGTCGACTGTAGCGTGATACCCGGGTGCGCATGAGTCATCTGTATCTACCCAACCAGTGGATTGAATACCCGTTCGATGCATGAGTCGTAAAACTGGGTCTACATTTGATTCGTATACGTAGGTTATAGATTTTTCTTTATAATTTTGGTTATTCATCATCTTGTTGATATAGTTACTTACCCTCCTTCGTTGTGCGCAGTCATTACAGAAGACCTGTAAAAAGCGACGTTTTTCGTTGTTTTGAAAACCCCATACATCTTTAGCTTCAACTTCTTCGATGTCGTATACTTCTTCGTGAAACTTTCTCTCGATGACACCCTTCAGAGCCTCTTGGCTAGAACCCACAGGAATTTTAATAAAAAAATACGGTTTGAATGTAGTCGTCACACATACAGATTTTCCTTCAAGCGTTTTCCCGAACAACCTAATGTAATGATCGTTATTTTCATCACGAGAATCCCAGGTCAACACCTGAAATTTCACCATCTACTTCGTAATCGCCCCAAATTTTTAATATCATATATTAGTAAAATGTCAGCTGCGTTGATTGATCTTGTATCCACTGGTGCTCAGGATGTTTACATCACTGGCGACCCTCAAGTTTCATTTTTTCGTCAAAATTATAAACGTCATACAAATTTTTCGATCAAACCCGAGCGAATGGATTTTGTTGGCACCTTCAGTGGTGGTAATGAAGTCGTGATCCCCGTACAGTCCAAGGGTGATCTTTTAAGCTACGTGTGGATTGAGTCCCCAAACATTTCTAACGTCGGCGTCAACACTAACGCCTTTTTCGCCAACAACGATACTAGCACCACAGAGTTTTCGTTGCACATTGGTGGACAGGAGGTGTGTAAGTTAGATTCCCTTTTCATTCAGGGTGTACACAACATCCTCTACAAGGACACCTCCTCCAAAGTTTCGTGTGCCGTCACGACTGATACAGTCTCGGGTAACGCTAAGGCTGCCGTCGGTGCTGGGCGTGCTTCCGATTATTTCGTAATTCCTTTCTTCTTTAGCGAAGATTGGACTAAATCCCTACCACTCACCGCATTACAGTATCATCAGGTGGAAATACGCATTAGGTGTAGGAATGGTTTAGGTTCTATTTCACCTAAGATATACGGTACGTACGTGTACCTCGATTCAGATGAGCGCGATTTCCTCGTCAATACCGATCACGAGCTTCTCATAACACAGACCCAATATCAACCAACATCCCCTACCACAACTGATCTTGATCTTACATATTTCAACCATCCTACCAAGGCTTTACACTTGGTAAGCTCCAAGGCTGATGGTACACAATGGAATGGCATACAAAATTTCGGTTCTGCTACACTCTACATCAACGGTACACCTTTATTCGAGAACATGACCAGCACTTTCCATCACAACGTTGTGCCAGAAATGCACACCACATCTTTACCATCGGGTGTACTTGATACCGCACCCTTATTCACATGGCCGTTTTGTTTAAAAACGAACGCCTCACAGCCTAGTGGAAGCCTTAATTTTAGCCGTATAGACAACGCTAAATTAGCTCTCGAGGGACCCACGGGTACATCTGGTGGTATAAATAGGGTTTATGCAGTCAACTATAACATCCTCAGGGTAAAAGATGGTATGGCAGGTATTGCATTTGGTAATTAATTAATTTATTTTTTTAGAGAGTTAAGTATTTCATTAGTCTTGTTATACATGTTTTCGTGATAACGTTTTGTAAATCCTTTCGTAAGACGTCCATTTTCGATGGTATCAGTCTTTATGTCTTCCCACAAAGACAAACGCGTTTCCAAAAATTCAATGAAATCGTTTGAGTTTGCATTAGACTTATACACAACACGGTCGGCGTTCATAGCTTTTTCAATAGCTTTAGCCTTGTTATCAGAAAAAAACTTTTCCCGCTCTTCGTACGAACGACGTGTAGTTACCACTTCAGGTTTTTTGGTACTCATATATTGAGTAACTACTATATTCTTTATACACGATTATGGAAAAGATGTGGCGAATTTTCTCGCTTCCTTATCAACGTATTCGTTATTGACATCTCCGTTATGAGCTTTTACCCATATCCATTGAACTTTGTCAAATTGTCGTTCTAAATCACATAACTGTATCCACAAGTCCTTATTTTTGACAGAAGTACCTGACGCGGTTTTCCAACCGTTCGTTTTCCAATTTTTTACCCAATGTTTCATACCATTTTTCACATAATTACTATCGGTGTGTACGGATACTTCTTTTATTAAATGTTTTAAACACTCCTGTAAACCCTCGATGACAGCTTTCATTTCCATTATATTATTGGTAGTGAATGGATTTCCGCCACTTATGTCGAATAAATGTAAACATCTCGCAGCCCATCCACCTTTTCCCGGATTTCCGAGACAACTGCCATCTGTGTATAGTAGATGCATGTTTTATATAAAAATTATATTTTTATATATAATTATAGGACAGCCGCGAACATGTACACGGTCCGCCCGCAAATGTTCCAAAAGAAATGTACAAAAATACCCAGACCAATAATTCGTGATCTAAAAAAGATACATGAATTGTCGTCTAAAAAGTCTTGGGAATATGCGGGCGCCGTAAAATGTAAAATAGGGCCAACATCTGTAAAATTTGAAAAACCTTCCTTTGTTACCTCCAGAGACAGGAGACGAGTAAATGTAGAAGAAATAAACACTGTGTGGCCTTCACTTGTAGCGTATCACACACATCCACATATGCTCGCGGTGCCATTAAAGAATAGTGATAACAAAGACATATTCGTAACACTCCCGAGTAACGCAGATTTTGAAGTTTGTATTTTAGGATTTCCACAAATACAAACTAATATAATTTGTGATAGTTATGGATATTACATAATAGATATGATAGATGCTGCGGAAAGGAATAAATCACCGTTACCAGCTGGTGCGAAAAGAACCATGATCGATTTTAGACAGAGACCCGAAATACAAAAACGTGTTTTCGGCGAAGGTGGATTAGAGTATTATAAGACAACCTTAAAAGAATGGAAACGATTTATAAATAAAGAACTTAACGCTTATTTTAGAAAGGTGATGGGAATAACAATTCGATACTACAGTTACGATGATGAACCACC